TTGAGGTGCATGGAGTTTCACCACCTGTAGCATATCACCCTGCTACAGCTACGGACTGGTTACCGCCTCTCCTCGAGGTGTTCAGCTAGCCACATACGTGTACAACCGGACCACTAAATTGTATGATGGACGTCACGTTTCTTGGGCACCACCCCTCAACGCTAGTCAAGCCCATCCAGACACTAGTCTGCCTTGCGAGATACAACCCTCATGGTCTCGGACTATCTACACATTACTATCACATTTAGCGGTTCATCAGAAGGCCAGGGCCATGCCGGTTGTAGGCTCCAGCAGCGTAGCTATATGCCTCACGGACCATGGCCGTGCCCGCGTGCTGCAGTACAAACCGGCCGGCATCGCCCAGCAGAGACAGCGCCTGGTTAAGGGTCGTGCTCGTGGGCGACATTGGCGCCGGCACGATGCCGTTGTTCTGTCCAGAGACAGAGTACGCCGGCTGCCACTCCCACACCACAGTGATCTCCAGGTAACCATTGACCATCATGACGGAGCCGGAGAGCGTCGCGTCGACGTTCATGCCAATGATCTGGCAAGATCCGGCCCCATTCACGTTGGTCTCGGCCTGTGTCCCGAAGCGCTCATCCTCAAAGGACGGCAGCCACAGGATCTCGTGGGGCACCGAACCAGTGGGGTTCTGCTGCAGGCTCGCCGACAGCATGGGCCCGGCAGTGGTGGTGAGTCCGTTCTGGAACATCTTGTCTGGGGAGTAACCCATACCGATGACGCCAGAGCGTGCTGAGATGGTGCCAGTCGGCACAAACTTCAGACAGGCCGCGACAGGGCGGAACGAGCGCACTGACAACCCGGTGACAAAATTTGTCGCCGAGTAGGTGGTGCTCGTCGCCATGGCGCTACCTGTGAGCCCCACCGCCAGTGTGCCAATCGTAGGCAAGTTCCAGGGCGTCATCTCGAACGCGAAATCGCACCCGCCAGAAGTGCCGGCGGCCGCCAGCCCAGTGACGGTGTTGATGGTACGCACCAAGTACGACGACCCAATCCCGGCATAGGGTGCAGACACCAACGGACCCGCGCACGGATCTGCCAGCATATGGCGGTAGCGTGAAAACGGGCTAGGCATCACCCCATGTGACCGCTTGATCTTCGGCTTCTGCTTCTGCTTCTGCTTGACCTGCTGATTGCCGCTCTGCTTCTTTGTGCTCTTGGTCATGTTGAGTTCACGGAAATTTATAGTCTTACCAGACTGTGGGCAGGTATGAGAGTGGTGACTCAGATACCCCGGCCGAGAAGTTGAGCTCCATCCTCGTGTAGCTCTCCTCCATCGCAAGCTGCATATCCGGCAATATGCCGAATGCACGCCAGAAGCTAACCCTAGCAGCGGCTGGAATAACCATATGGTTGCGAGATAATCCCGCCGCCATCTGCTTAAACCCTCCGTCCATCCAAGGGCTGTCCATGACGTTCCCTTTCACACCATGTCTCACCAACATCTCATAGAATGCACTCATCACAGGTAGCCCGGCCGTCATGGCTAGACCACAAGTGCCAATAGCATGGGCCCACTTTCGTACGGCCCCAAGATTTGACATATCCAACACGGTGCAAAGGTCCTTGTCGATGCAAATTCGTGGATCACGCATCATTAGCCACCGGGCGCCGTCATAGACAGGATGGGTTTGGCAAAACGACACAGCCTCCAACACATCCACAGATGGTTCCACTACAACAGGGAAACCAAATCTGAGCATGTGTGGCGCTATCTCGGCCTCGACCCACAAGTCCCTGCGCTCGACAACCAGGACACAATCATCTCCATTATTAGCCAAGCGCATTTTCACGCGCATGTCGTCGCGGAACTTGAGCAGCATCGCACACATGAGGAGGCAGTTGCCCATCCCAGTGTTGATGTCTCCACTCATCCTACGCCCAACAACCTCGTAATCTAGCTTGCAGTTTCCCACACGCCCGAACCCTCGGTTGGCCAGCTGCATCTCCAACAGCTTGTGTAGTTTGGTGCGATCTTTCCGGTCATAGCACGCTTCGTAGACGGAGTGCTCCCACTCAAGCGCTTGTGCGGACACGTGTTGATCAAATCGGGTAGCATCCAAAGGGATAGCCACCGGATCCTTAAACTCGCCCCACATTTGCGCCATCGCGGCACCCACCCCCTCAGCGTTCAATCCCTTCATGATTGTCGTCCCGCCCCAAACCTCGGCTATCCCATCGGCGAGCTTCTTCTCGAGCCGTTTGAGATACCTTGCGATCATGACATTGAACCTCGGGCTACGTGGCTGTATAACCCGTGGTGCTGGATCCTTCTTCGTGCGGAAATTGATCTTCTCGCACTTCGTAAATGTGCTGACGAACGCATCACTCAAAGTGAGCGGCCTCGCTGACAGGCTAAGTGACGCGCGACGATAAATCTCCTTCCTACGGCCCTCATACATCTCAACCACTTGGGCCAAGGTAAAAGGGCGACAGAGAGGGACCTCCCGCACAATGCGTGAACGCACGCCACCTAACAGTTCGTCAAACACACCTACCGCGGGTGTCGGAGGGGGGCGTGCAACTCCATCGACGACACGATAGAGAACCCTCTCATACACTCCGCGCAGCAAATTGTCCTTGTCGCAATTATGCACGCCAAAATCCCCGGCGCCTGGGCCAGCTCCTGTGACTGCCCATAGCTTCCGGATCTTCGAGGTCCCCAGTAGATCAGTCACAAGCCACCTCCGTACTTGCCCATCGCGGGATACTTCAACCGGTCCGATGGGGGTGCATGTTGTTACACCCGACTTCATTGCTAGGCACCCCTATTCCTTGTGGTATGTCAAACCAGGTTTGACACCCCACATCCACATAACCCAACTGGGTTCCGGCTTGACAGCACGCATCCGCGTGGAAAGTCGCACCGATGCGCGGATTTCAGCGGCCTCAACGTCAAGCGTTGAAGGCATGAATACCATGTCGCACCCTAGGATCATGAACCTCAAGCGGTCTGCCTTCCGGACATCCCGCGCCTCGCATGCTTTTCCCAACAGCTCCCAAGCCACCAGCCGGTTCGCTGTACTAGGAATAGGGCTAGGCCCCATCTTCATACGAACGTCACGCGCCAGGACCGCCGCAAAACGCCTTAAGTAAGGGCCACGCGGCGGCGGGCTCACGAGGTCTGTCTCCTCATAAGCAAGGTCGTCGACTGCTTCAAGGGTTTCCCCCGCCCGCACCTCAGCGAGCAAAGCCCGCCTACCGACCCTCGCAACCACTACACCGGCAGCAAGAGTTGCGCCAGATACAGCCATTGCTACCATAGATATCCAGCTAGAGCCATAGGGACCGCTAATGGACCAAGCTCCGGTTTGCAAGCCCACTGGTAATGGGTTGCTCACCATCGCTCCAGCAATGATATCGATTGTTTGCTTCAAGATAGTTGTAAACATCATTGGTGTGTAGTTGTTGGGGAAAGAATAAAGAATAGATTCAGTGGACGCATCTGCAAGTGCCGTATCCGGTGGTTATACAGGGCCCCAACATTTGACCTAACGAGGGGCCTGGCACTCCCTCATTTAGTCGCATATCACCTGTTACCCCAAAGCTAAGCAACATGCAAAATCTTGCGGTGGGCCTCCCAACCAATGGTAAAATGGGAGTATCTGTGGTCACACGGACCTC